TCGCACCTGTGTCTCCTGTGTCTCCAGTAGGTCCGGTCGCACCTGTCGCACCTGTGTCTCCTGTGTCTCCAGTAGGTCCTGCCGCGCCTGTCGCGCCTGTCACACCTGTCGCACCTGTTGCGCCGGTCGCACCTGTGTCTCCAGTAGGTCCGGTCGCGCCTGTTGCGCCGGTCGCACCTGTGTCTCCAGTAGGTCCGGTCGCGCCTGTGTCTCCGGTAGGTCCAGTCGCACCTGTTGCACCTGTTGCACCTGTTGCACCTGTATCTCCTGTCGCGCCGGTTGCGCCGGTTGCGCCGGTTGCGCCGGTCGCACCTGTGTCTCCGGTAGGTCCTGCCACACCTGTGTCTCCGGTAAGTCCTGTGTCTCCGGTAGGCCCAGTCGCGCCGGTCGCACCTGTGTCTCCTGTCGCGCCTGTTGCACCTGTTGCACTTGTTGCACCTGTTGCACCTGTATCTCCTGTCGCGCCGGTTGCGCCGGTTGCGCCGGTTGCGCCGGTTGCGCCGGTTGCGCCGGTTGTGCCGGTTGCGCCGGTTGCGCCGGTTGTGCCGGTTGCGCCGGTTGCTCCAGTAGGACCCCCTAAACCCTGCATACCCGACATAGCTACAAGAGACCCATTAGCAGGAAGGATCACCTGACCAACAGGTCCAACGACTGTTGCTTTGCTATATGCAGATTGGATGTGGACTACGCCGCTGCTCATAATTACGGCTTATACTTGGCAGATGCTTGGATATCTAGATCGAACAAGCCGTATGGGATTTGATTGCTGTTAGCATCTTCAACCCACAACGACGCTTTTAAAATTCCGCCCGAAACAAAATAACTTTCTGCAAGAGATGAAAGATCGACAGGAAGCGTTGACTCCCCCCGGATAGCGTTTAGGTGAGTAGTCTGAGAGATATCAACCAAAGCAGCGTTGTCTTCATCATCCAAGCTAGCCTTCGCCATAAAGTGTATCGTGGACCCTGTGAGATCAATCGGGTATCCCGCACTGTCCGTAAACGTCACAGGCATATCCCAGATCTGCCCAGCCGTAAAACAGAGAGTTTGAGTGGAGCAAGACATAACCACAAAGGATGCCTTAAAAAGCAGATGAATTCAAGTGTTATGTGCGAGGGTTGTTTTTTACCCCTCCGAACTGTGTAAAAACCCCTACTTTAATTTCCACAACCACTCCACACAACCTTACCCCCCAAGTTTAAAAGTCCCCGTAGGGAGTGGGTTACAGTTATACGTATAAGCGTAACCCAGTATTTAGAAAAGACTTTTATATAAGGGGGGTAAGAAACAAAAACACCTTCCTGATCCCTGTATCCTGCACCGGGAAGCTAATCAAGGAGTGTGGTATCCTCACATGACAAACTCATTCTCAGAGACTTGATGTTCTTCGTCCCACGTTTCTTGAACCCTGATTCCTGATTCTGGGTTCGGGGTTCGATTGCCACCAATCCCATTCGTTGTCGGGCACAGTCGAGTGCGAGGAAGGCTGCGTCTGCCAAATCGGGGCTTCTCCCCATCCGCGCCTTGTAGTCCGGTTTGGTTTCGATCTTGACCCGGAGGGTCCCAGACTTAACCAAATCATAGTTTCGGTTCGTTATCTCTCGCGCCAATTCAGAAGATACGCCCCGAAGTTGTCTGGTTCGCATCAGTTCCTTGCCCACGAACCAAAGTTCGGAGACACGGTTTACGTAAAGTTCCTCCCCCGTCAGCTTGCTGTTTGCGCTGACGCGCCTGTCTGATGCCTTGCCCCCGAAGCTGACCCGGAGGAAGTCCCCACTCCACTCCCCCGCGAGAACATCACAGAACGGAGACCCCGCGCCCGTAGCATCGACCGCGAGATTCTCCGAAGGAACATTATGTTTCTTACAGAGGTCCGCGACTTGTTTGACGATCTGGTAAGTCCGGGGCACTGCCTTGTTTGTGGCATCATCTGAAAGCAAATAATGATTAAGGAACTCAATGGAGAAGCTTCCGTTAACCTCATACCCAACTTGGGCAAAGAACAACACTGTCCGGTCGCCCCCGTTCGTAAAGGCCGGGTCAAGCCCCGCCACAAGAATCGGTTTGGACTGCCACTCTGCTGGACTCACCGCCCCCGTGTTAACCAACTCTGTCTCACTGTAGATGCTTTCGTTCTCGTCCCCGTCGAAGAAAACAGCACGGACCATTCGCATATACGCTCTGGAGTCCTCGCCCAGAATCGCCTTGTCCTCCTCCACTTTCTCAAAGGTGGGCAGCCAAGGATACAGGGTTTCCCCTGCTACGATGTTGGGGCTGCGCTCCCCATCGAGCCTCACGTATCGCCCACCCCATTTGGTTTCCCAGCTATCGTGTATCTGCACATCAACACTGTTCCACCCGTGCTTTGGTTCTGACCAGATACCAAAAGCATTAAATCGGGATGAGGGGTTAGACATGCCGATGATGTGGAGTTCCTCGTTCTTTGAAAGGTTCGACAGACCGGCATTTAGAATCGCCTCACTGAGTTCAGACAACTCATCAGCGATAACAAATACTCTCTTCTGTTTGATACCGATGAACTTCCCAACTGCTTCACGGGTCTTGGACTTCTCTGCCGCGATGAGGCGTAGCCCAGCCCTTTCGATCAACGTCCCTTTGTCATTCGTGTAGGCAATGCTGCCAATAGAGTCCCTAATTTTGCAGGGTGCGAAATCTTCAATGACGGACATCAACGAGATCACGGAACCCCAGATTCGGGTCCGCGCCCCTTGCAGTGTAGTAGAGGTCATCAGGATCAGGGTCTCGCTTGGTTGAGACAACCAATTGATAATCCCAAACGCTGCCATCGTGTGCGATTTACCGGAACTTGCAGACCCCCCGATGGAAAGATACTTGTGTTCTAATGCTTCCCGGATCATCAACGCAGCCCACGGATGTCGGACCATCATAGGCTCAGGACATCTTTCGGGGTCGTTCCATAGGATATCGCAGATCCTCCAGAAGTAATATTCCTTCGCCTTAACGTCGGTGTGTTGTGCGAACCCAAACAGTAACCCAGTCAGCAATGTGGTTGGTGGGATCGTAAAATCACCTACCGTCATCAATTGAGTTTTTGGATCAACCTTCGGCTCCAGCCTTGACTTGTTTGCCATAATAGGGGTTTATTACATAAGATATGCCTAAATTGACCAAACACCAACTCCAAAAGGACCAGTTGAGACAACGGGCTATCGACATGCACAACCAAGATATCCCGCAGCCCCGCATTATACAGGAGTTGCAGATATCAAAATCGACGTTGCGTAGATGGTTGCGGGATCTGGGAGTACCCCCAAAAGAAAGTCGATACCACACAAACACGAAGATGGGGGAGCCGAAGGTAAACCCTGTTGAAGAAGTCCTTGCAACAAATCTGGTAGGGGTATTGGGGGACTCCATCCGCCTTAGCAAGACCAACGAGCGACAGGCAGAGGATCTCGCGATCTTGGAACACGCTGCTGCGCAGACATCTCCCGCTGAGAAATATCAAAGCTACATCGCAGCCGGGGCCGTGAAGCTCATGCGGGATAGTCTCAAGCTTGTCAAACCTGCTAAGAACATCCGCGAACTAGACCAACTCGACCAGATCATCCGCCGATCTTTCGGACTCGATGCCCGGTCAGGTGGTGGGCGGGGCAAAATTAGCATCGATGTATCTATCTTAACCAACAGCAAAGCAGCACTCCACGAAGGTGCTGTTGGAGTCGGCGGAGTCCCCACACACACCATTGATGTCAAGACTCTCAGGCAAAAGAAAAAGAGTGAAGCAATCGACGTTGAAGATGAGTCTAACGAAGAATGATCATCGGGATTGACAATGGAATTGACGGAGGACTCTGTGCGATCTCCCGCAGCCACGGGAAGATTATTGCAAAGCGGGTCATGCCGATCCTCAAACGCAATGGAAAGTCTGAGGTGGACATCCTAGTGCTGCGCGACTGGATCCTCGACCTGCACACTGAACCCTGTATCGTGATCGAGGAACCGTTGCGCCATGCTAAAAGCTCCCAAGCAGTCCGGTCGATGGCAATGAACTTCGGCAAGATCCTTGGAGCCTGTGAGATGAAGGGGTGGCAGGTCAACCCTGTTGAAGTGGCACACTGGCAGAAGGCGATGCTGGCTGGAAACAGGAGCAAGGGGACGAAGGCTGCCGCGCTAATCGTAGCTGAACAACTGTCCCCGGATGAGGATTGGACTAAGTCCAACAAGGCGACCACCCCACATGATGGGATGATTGACGCTTATCTTATTGCGTATTATTGGAGAAAACAAAATTAAACAAAAAGCCCTTGCAGGTTTTGTTTGTTCCAATAAGGTCGTCCTTGTGAAGCAACTTTTCGACAAACAGCTAGAAGCAAAGGACTTTTTCCGGGGCAAACATTTGGCCGGGGTCTCAACACTTGATACCTCCTCGACCGGGACGGGTAAGACCGTAGTTGCGGCTAGGCTTGCTATGGAGTGGGTTGGGAGAAACTACCACCACGTTGCCGTCCTCTGCCCCAAAGCAGTCATACCCTCTTGGGAGCGCGAGCTGAAAGAGTGTAACGTGACCCCGCTTTTTGTGACCAACTACGAAAAGATCCGTGGAGGTAAGACTTCGTGGATGACCAAGCAGGGGTCGAAGATCATGTCTTGGAAACTCCCTCAGAACACTCTCGTCTTCCTTGATGAAGTTCACAAGTGCAAAGGACCCTACACCCAGAACGCGCAGTTGTTCATCTCCTTGGTGCAACAAGGTTATGTGACGCACTCTATGTCGGCGACTGCCGCAGAGAACCCTTCGGAGATGAGGGGGTTAGGTTTTGCGATGAAACTCCACAACCTTAACAAGACAGAAAACAAACTCCCCAACTTTTTCTCTTGGATGATGAAGAACGGCTGCGTCCGCAACTCATGGGGGCAGTGGGAGTTTGTAGCTAAGAGGCACCTCACCAACATTCGCGCAGAACTTTATGAGGTAGACAATCACGCGGCACACAAACTCAGCATTGCGGACTTCCCG